ACAAGGAACAGTCAGAATGTTGTCACAAGAATCCATGCCAAATCGACTTTTAAACCTGAAGGTGCTGAAAAGGAAACGACCATCAGAGTGACTGTTGATAGTCCTCTTATCAACTCTTACCCTTATATCAATGAAAAAGAGTATGAGAACAACAACGCAAAGAGCGTTGAAGAGTTGCAGAAGTGGGCACAGGCTAAATTTACAAATCAAGGCATTGACAAGGTCTCTGATGCTATCAAAATTGAAGCCTATGAACTTGATGGGCAAGTTGTTCACATGGGTGATACAGTCAATCTCAAGAGTTGGAAACACAATGTCGATTCATTCAAGAAAGCTATCGCTTATGAGTTCGATGCTTTGAAAGAAGAGTACCTCTCTCTGACTTTCGATGATAAGGCAGGCACTGGTGGTTCTAGAGCTTCTGGTGGGCTATCTAGCGCAGCTGATGCAATCCTTGGTGTGACAGAATCAGCTCAAGAAATCGCCCTAGAAAAGGCCCTTCAAAATGCTGACTTAGGTTTTGATCATCAAGCTGGATTGTTGAGACAGGAAATTTTGGACGGTATCGAACTTGCTAGAGCTAAAGCTGAAGAAGTTAAAAGAGAACTGTCTGACACTATCAATCAGCGTTTCGACAGTTTTGAAAATGGTCCTTTACAAGATGCTAAACGTAGGGCTATAGAAGCCTTGAGAAACGCTGGCGCCAGTAGCCTACTCGCTCAGGAAGCTAAGCGGATTGGGTTGGACTCTATCGCTAAACTTGAAGCGTTCAAGTCGCAGGCCACGAGCGCTCAGACGGCCTTGTCAGGTGATTTGGATGCTTTGAAAAAGACGGTCACAAGTGAAGTCAATCAAGCATCAGAATATCGCAGAACGACCACAGAGGCTCTTAGTCGCATGACTGGCCAGATGAATGGATTTGCGACGAAATCAGAAGTCGCTCAGGGTATCGATGGGCTGACTCAGACTTTCGCTAAAATGAGGGTCGGTGGACGGAATTTGTTAAGAGGTTCGAAAGGGCCTTTTCTTCCAGATAGAAAGCCAGCAAATTTTGACAACAACATTCTGTATGTAGGAAATACGTCTATTTACATGGAACAGGGGCAGGAATATATCATTTCTGCCAAAACGGACGGGAACTTTACAGCTCATCATGATGGATTTAAAGAATCCGATAACGTAGTTCTTTGGATTATGGACAAGGATATCAGAAATTATCAAATTGTATCAGACCTCAAGACAGGCACCACAGGAACGAAAATCATTTGGAATAAGCCAACAGGGATTTATCATCTACGAGTTAACACTTATCACAAAGAAGCAACCAAAAGCGTCTGGGACGTGAAGATTGAGAAAGGCAATATCGCGACTGATTGGAGTCCAGCTATTGAGGATGTAGAAAGTCAAATCACAGAAGCTAGGACTGAATTTAAGCAGACTGCTGATGGTCTATCTACTAAGATGGCAGCGGTTGAAACCTATGTTGGTCAAGATAATCAGCGACAGGAATCCTTGAGAAGATACACTCGAGAAGAGAGCGCAAAACAAGCGACGACAGTTCGTGAGCTGGTCGCTCGAGATTATGTTGGTAAGGCTACTTATCAAGAGGATGTGAGAGGTCTTGAGCGTAGGTTTGAAGCTATCACCAATCCACAAAATGGATTGATAGCAACTCAGATTGCCAACTACAAAACAACAGTTAACGGACGATTCGCAGATATATCATCTCTACTTTCTGGTAAGGCTAGTCAGGCCGACTTCCAAAGAGTCAAGGAGACTAGTCAGCTTTACGAGCGCATTCTGGGCAGTACAGATAATGGAATTGCTGATAATGTAGCTCGTATGGCTGTTACCAATCAAATCTTCCAGGTTGAAGTTGGGAAGTACGGTGGAGGAGGTCCTAACCTTGTTAAGAATAGTGATTTCAAAGATGGTACGAGCGAATGGTCATCTACTCAAAATTTGGGAAGATTGGTTAAGCATGGCTTTTATCACAATGGTCAAAAAGACATCATGCGTTTAAGTAACTCTACTCAAAGTGAAAACTTCTTATATAGTCCTCGCTTTGAACTCGAACGAAATACAGACTATGTGCTGAATTTTCGAGGATTTAACAATAGTAGTTTGGTAAGCTATGATGTTTTTATTTTAGGACGAAGAGCAGGCGAGAGCAATGGATTCACAATCATTAAGCAAGTTGTTAGTAGTAAGAAACTATCTACTGCTAGGTGTGAAGACGTCTCAATCACATTCAATTCAGGCGAAATGGATAATGCATTCATTCGTTTTGATAACAATGGTGCACAATCTGGAACTGCTGATTTATACATCACAGAGGTTGATTTGTACAAGGGCTATAAACCTCGTCCATGGCAACCACATCCAGAAGATATAGTCACAGATGCGAATACAAAGCTTGAAGCAACGCAAACAAAAATGACTCAACTAGCTGGTTCATGGGCCGTTCAAAACATCAATAACGCAGGTGATTTGATTTCAGGAATCAATCTTGGTGCTAACGGTCATAATCGATTCGTTGGTAAGTTGACTCATATCACTGGGGAGACCTTGATTGATAAAGCAGTTATCAAGTCAGCCATGGTAGATAAGCTGAAAACAGCCAATTTTGAAGCAGGTTCAGTGACTACTGTAATCTTAGATGCTGAAGCTGTTACGGCCGAAAAATTGAAGGTTGACCAGGCCTTCTTTAACAAACTTGTCGCAAACGAAGCTTACTTGAGTCAACTATTTGCCAAACAAGCCTTTATTAACCGAGTTCAGAGTGTTGCAATCGATGCAAGTCAGGTTCGGTCAGGCATTTTAAGCGGTGACCGAATCTATGGTGGAACGATTCGAGGGGCCAACATCTATGGGGGAACCCTAACTGGTCACACTCAAATTCAGTTAGGGACATACGGTTCTTTTGATACGGTGAACGGAGGTATTCAAATTAATGTGCCTCGTACTGTCAATGCCAAAGATGGCTTGGGAGTTCAATTTATCGGCTCTTACGGTCGTGGAGAAAATGTCCCTTACGGTCTTTTTATCTACAAAGATTCTGATTTTACAGTAGGTGGGACTGCAGAAACAAGTGATGATTTTCTTTTAACGGTTGAAGGCTACATCAATGCGAAAGGCATTGGTTGGCTTAAGACAGGGAAAGGAAGTGTGAACGGTAAAACAACAGGGACTATTGGATTCTGGAACTCAGACAATGTATCTTTGAGTTTTGGTGGATCAGGAAATGATATCTACTATAGTTACAATGGCACAGCATACAGTCTGTGGTCAGTTGTCAATCAGCACTTCTCAGACAGACGTCTGAAAGAAAACATCGTTGACTGCGAGCACAAGGCTCTTGATTATATCCAGCAATTCCGATTCAAGGAATACGATTGGAGAAAGCAAGAGGATAGACCACAACAAGCACACACGAATATTGGTCTGATTGCCCAAGAGGTTCAAGAGGTGGATCCTACGCTCGTTTATGAGAACGGCGACACGATGAACCTGGATAATCTCAGATTGACCAATATCGCTCTTAAAGCAATTCAGGAGCTTGCTCTTGAAAATAGAAAACTAACACACAGATTGGAGAACTTAGAAAATGAACGCAGAACAGCTTAACCAAGCCTTACAAATGACAATTAGTGAGATGTCAACAGCCTCAACAAATTCGATGATTACAAGTAATCTCTTGAGCATTCAGTTGAATGAGCAAGTTGCAGAGAATCAAAGACTTCAAGCACGAGTGGACGAGCTGGAAGCTCTGCTTGATGAACAAACTAAACCAGCTGAAGAAGGAGAATAGGCATGGCAATCAATGGATATAATCTATCAACAAAACCGTACTTAAGAATTTCTGGGTCCAATGTTGAGACTGTTGTAGAAATTCAACTATCAGAAGGAAACCGCTACAGCACTAACTCACGATCATTCCCTGGAGACCGTACAAATGAATCAGAAGACGTCTTGATTCAAGCGGTGCTGGATGTTCTCAAGTCTGAATTGGACCCAAGCTCTGCAATTGTGCAGGCGCAGAATAAGCTTGAACAAGCTGAGCAGCAGATTGCTCAAAACAAGAGCGAGCAGGATAGACTTGCTCAAGTCATCAAGCAGACTGAGGAAAATTCGAAGGTGAACCAGAAGGTCATTCATGTGCTGGTCTTAAACTCTGTCATGAGTAAGAACATTGAGTACGGTACGACCTACAAGGAGTTGATTGAGTTGATTCCACTTGCTGAAGTTGGTAAGACCTACTTACCACATGACCTGATTACGATTGAAGATCCTGAGCATATTGAAGTGAATGGCGAAGGGAAACGCATTTTGGTTCAGCTTAACAAGGAATTTACATATAATGGCGAGCCAGTCAGCGCGTTTGTGACAAATGGCTCCCTGGAGCAAAACGGAACGGGTGTCGCTTGGAAATTTGAAGGGAAGGAATAGGAGGTGTATATGCCAGGATATGAACGATTTCTCGTACAGATCTTCATCACCCTTATCCCTGTGATTGGTCTTTATTTTTCGATGAAAGATAAAGCAACCAAGCAAGAGAATCGTCTTACGATTTTAGAGAAAGATATCGAAAATCTGAACGAATTCAAGACATCAGCCAACAAACGGCTCGATAACCATGATGAACAGAATAAGGCTATCTTAGTACTAGCCGAGCAAGTGAAATCGCTTGGTGAAGACGTAAGAGAGCTTAAAAATTTGATTCAAAACAAACAACAGTAAAAGGAGAATAACACATGATTAACTGGAAAGTACGTTTTAACTTAAAAAATAAAACATTCTTATTGCGAGTGGCATTCGCAATAGCTTTGCCAATTCTCGCCTATTTCAATCTTAAATTGGAGGACTTGGTCAGTTGGGGAGTCATTTTAGACTTGCTTGGCAAATTCTTTGCGAACCCTTATCTCGTGGGGTTGACGATTGTAAATATCCTAAATATCATTCCAGACCCAACAACTGCAGGAATTTCTG